TTCGCATTGGAAGTTGCTTTGCAACTTCACAGTTGGTTGACGGAGTTCTGTATGAAGTTTTGAAGGTATCAGAAATAAGGCAAAAGTCCTATTGATTTTTGCATAAGAAAAAAGTAAAATAAATGACGTATCTGATACGTCATTTTATATATAGGGGATTGGTCAAATGGTATGATAGGGGTCTCCAAAACCTTTGGTGGGAGTTCGATTCTCTCATCCCCTGCTCTTAAAACACCGAGTTTACGGTGTTTTTTTTATGTCGTGTTGCATTTCGTGTTGCATACTATCAAAATAATTAATTGCTATATTCCCCATTTTCTTTTCAGATTCCTCAAAAGTATGTCTGTACACATCTTTCAATACTCTATCATCTCCCCATCCGCCAGCCTGCATGATATAAGCATCAGGTATTCCAAGCGCATGTTGTATGCTTGCAGAGTAGTGACGTAAATCGTGGAAGCGGAAATGCTCGATACCTGCATTATTTAGCACATGCTCAAAACGTGATGTAATAATGTTTGGAGTCATATTTACACCATCGTTCGGCAATGCCATGAATGCATCAACAACAAACTGTGGAACAGGAACAAAACGATCACCTGCATAAGATTTCGGTGCTTTCACGATCCATTTATTATCAGGCGACAGAACCATCGTTTTATTTACATGGATAACATTATTTTTAAAGTCTGACTTTTTTAATGCTGATATTTCTCCGCGACGCATCATACCGAACGCGCCCAAGTATATAGGGACTTCCATTTCTGTTCCACTGGCTGCACTTATTAAAGCCTTGATGTCGCTTTCTGATGGAATGCTTCTCTCAATGCGTTTCTTTTTTGGAAGAGTAGTATTCAAAATAATATCCGGGTTGTATCGTTTTAAAACCGCTGTAATAAGACCATGCCGGTCCCTTACGGTTTTTGGAGACAGTGATCCAGAGATAGAATTTATATATTGCTGAATGATTTTTTTATTAATATCCCTTATTTTGTAATCATCGAGCATGGAAAATTCTTTTTGCATACTTCTGTATTTCCTGATTGATGCCGGAGATAGAATTTGAGAACGCTCAACGATATATGCATCCACAGCTTCCCGGAAGGTCAATTTATAACTTGAAAGATTACTCTGTTCTTTTTTATCGGCATACTCTGCTGCCATAGCTTCACATCTTCTTTTGCCGGCCGGGCTTGGATCGTCACATGTAAATGATTCATAAACCCGTTTCTTTTTTACATTTCCGTCTTTACCGGTAACATATTCATAGTGACTAAACACCAGACACCTCCAGGATCCGGAAGGTAATTTTTTTGCAGTAGCCATTGTATCATCCTCCTAAAATTAAGTATAAAAATAACAGCCAGTGAGTAGTATTTCACTTGCACATGACTGCCCTGAATGATACAATATATTTGTTGAGAGAATTGTTCATTCAGAGCAGTTACATTGCCGCTTCACTTCATTGTGAGGCGGTTTTCGTTTTGTAGAATTTAATTACATTATACATAAATAGAATAAAAAAGAAACAGGAAAATATCCCAGTTGGTGACAAATTGTTACCAACTGGGATATTGAAGTTGTACCGGTGCAACAAAAAGATACTGAAAAATGCGACAGCCTGAGATTTTTATTTACGCTTTTTTAATAACAATAGAATTCCCATCAAATTCTAATGAGAGGGATTTATCATTTACAGACACACCAAGTTTATCCGCCCAGGTCTTAGGGATGGAGACTTTACAATTATAAGCATTTTGACTGGCATTACCGCCAGCTTTTGCTATGATCATATTTGCATTTCTTTTTTCACTCGTCATCCCAGTTAATATCCTTTCCGCTTATATATTCCCCCTGTTCTGCGGCTTCCAGGCGGGAACGTTCTTCCGGGGTAAGTTTTGTATAATCCGGATCCCATGCAAGGACAAGACGTTTTACAAATTCATAGGCAAAATCCTGTTCCTGTGCCGGGAGCATTTCAAGCATTGATACGGTATGTGCAATAGTATTTGTCATAGAGAACTCCTTTCTTTCAGGTGGGGATATTACTTATAAATATCCCCACGGCTTCCCACATCCATGATGCAGAGAACCTCGATTTCATTATTTGTCAGATACTTATAAATGATTCTGTACTTTCCGACGCGCAGCCGGTAACGACCGTCTTTATAACCACTCATTTTTTTAATATCGCCTTCGGCAGGTTTGTGAGTCAGTTTTTCAATGGCATCGAGAATCAGATCACGTTGGGGTTTTTGTAACCCTTTTAGATACTTGACAGCGGCTTTTTCGTATTGAATTTCCATTACCTACCTCCTTCATCTGATATTATCATAACATATTGGTTACCAATAATCAAGATAAAATGATAAAAATTGAAAGAAATATTAATGCTTTTAATTTTATTACCAGTATTTACCAGTATTCTCCACAAACGTATCGCTTTATAATTTCCCTATGGCAAAGATAAAAATTCAAGAAATCATGAAACTGAAGGATATAAAAGTAAGAGATCTGACAGAGAGCGTGCCATTTTCTAGAGCTACTACATACCGGATCTTAAAAGGACAAAAGAATCCAACAATAGATGACCTGGAAGAATTTGCAAAAGGACTTAAGGTACCGCTAGAGGATCTGTATGAATCAGAGTATTCCAGGGATAAAATAAAAAAGTTGTCTCAACATTGAGACAAACCTTGCAAATGACAAGCATAATAAATATAATACAAACATAAGAACAAAGCGCGCTGCTTATAACTACACTTACGGATGAAGATAAAAGCCACGAGGAGGGGGCAGCAGTATGCTTGAAATTATGAAAATGCAGTTGAAGGAATATATAGACAGGATGGATCAGTCGGATGAGAAATTTCTAAAGCAGATATTAACGATTGTGAGAAAACATTGTAAAACAAAAACATGAAGAAGTGGAACACCGGAGGGCAGCAGTACCCTCCGGTGTTTTTTGTTTGTTAAGGCACTGTTATAGTAATCTTCCATTGATTAAGTTTTTGGCATCTTCGGAAAAATCATGTCCGCTTTCCATATAAATTCTCATTATTAGTTTGCGAACTTTATCTTGCCCCAATCCATACATTCGGCAAAAGACTATTGCTGCTCTTAGGTTTTCTTCTATATCACGATCTTTTTTTAATGTATAAAAGAAACCACAAGGAATCATTATGGAATCATATAGTTCATCCATAGCAGGATTGTAATTATAATGAGTATTCTTTTCAGCCGGTGTTTGTTTTTTGTAATTCCAAATTAAATTAAATGCATCTTCGTAGTCATAATCTAATATCAAAGATAGGGCTTCATTTTCTAACTCTAAGTTAAAAGTTGCGGAATCATGAACCGTTTTGATAAGTTCAGAACCGGTGTCGGTGGCACAAAAATAGTGAGTTGAATCGCCAAGGAAAGAAGATAACTCTTCCAAACTAATATTTTCTAATATTCTTTTTTGCAGATCAGCTTTTTTACCAGAAAGTGGTAATTCAAAATGCCTAAGAATATTTTTTAAATCATCAACC